GTCCCAAGTTCATGCCGTTGATGTATGTATCAACGACCAATTATGTGATGTGCCACCACCACTACGAATGTTCGCTGGAAAAGCGTACATAAGAAGAAAACGTCCGAGTAGGACTTCTACCTCCGGCAAGAGGTGAGCTCTCTGATACACATCCGGTGCTCTAACGGATGCGGGATAACGGATCCCTCCTGATAATACGGACAAATATTATCGTGTCGCTATTCATTGGCCTGAAGATTTTACTGTTTACTCATGTTGGCTGTTGTCTCAGAAACTTTTTAAATGTTGTTTTCATTCATATCTTTCAGTTTGTTATGTCAAACGATATTTTAAGTGTTTACTCACTGTCTCTTGTATTAAATTATAGAATTAAAAATGTAATAACTAGAATAAACATTCATTCAAGTAATTAACAATCATCAGTCAATAATTTTAAGAGGTTTGTGTCATTTTGGAGGAGGTTTGTCTGCTTCTTCAGATGCCTCCTCTTGAGATAGAATAGTGTTTGTGATATTAATAGTATTAGGTCCTGGATTTTTCTCGATATCAATAAATCTTTAGTCATTCCCGGATGGCTCATAATCATAGTAACACTTATATCTGTTGTTTTCGTCATCAAAATGTCTGCTGATATTATCTCCAATAGTGCTGAAATCGTTATCTGATTGGCTATCATCAACACAATTATCAATAATTTGATCATCTTCATAACAAATTTATTTCAACCCCTTATTCTTATTAGTCGCCCAATTCATTGCTGCTGTCCCTGCCTTCTCTAACAATGATGGTGCTAACATTTATACCAACCATTTTAACCCTGATCCCAATAATCCTCTTACTCTTTCATCTTTAGTATCACCTGATTTCCTCAATAATTCATGAATATCCTACATATTTTAGGTATAAATAAAACCTAATTTCCATACTGAGTTAGATGTTGATATCTAATGTGGAGAAAAAGGATTCATTAGCAAATTTTCATAATTGTATTATCTCAACAAATCCAAAGCAGACGTATAATTGTGGCTCAATAAACATGACCTCGTCTCCATTGCTGCTTCTTCTGCTGGAATAACTTCAAAATGTCTAACAATTTCTATATCATAAGAAATATTTGCTTAATTTTCAAAACTAATCAACATAGTGTGTGGTCTACCTAAATCTTCTGCGCTTAAAACATATTTGCCATTTAACCACGTAGCATCACCCGCATTTGCTGAAATTGAATTAATTAAATACCAATCTGGACTTGCATTCTTTTGACCATAAATTGATACTGGACCAGCAAATCTTCCTCTAGCAACAGCAGATGCAACATCTTCTTCATAATCATCTATATTTGCTTAAATTTGAACTTAATTAATCGGTTATTAAGATAATCCATTGTGTTCTCCCACTGTAAACATTTGATCAACTGTTGCGAAATACTCAATATCCTAATTTGTTCTCGGCCTATAATTAACTTATGCCAGAAATCCAGCCCTAGTATCAATTTTCTAAGATTAGCTTGGAAAAATTTTTAAATTATTTACGTTTGTAACACCTGATTCCAAAGTTTTATCCAGAGATGATTGAGGTGCACCTCCTTAAGGTTTGTAACTAATTCTAGTTGTTCCAGCTTCTGTTTGTGCTATACTAGTCTTGAAAATTCTTAAACCAGCTGCTACCAATCTAACTTTTCCTGATGCTTTTGGATCTAATTACCCTACTAATCCCTTAATTGGAGTTGATATGTAATCCCAAATTCTCTTATTTGCCACCTGACCTCCCCAAATACCATACGCCCTTGAAATCACATCTGTACCGCTCGGTTGATATTAAGATATATTTTTCATAAAAACCGCACTTTGTTCAAATGGATATAATAATCCTGCCGGATCTTATACCAATAATATTGGTGAAACCCTTAATGCAGTCGGATTGAATCCCAGCAACGTTTTGCCACCCGCACTGTATCCCGTGGTGTTTAATGAAAAAGTATCAAACTAATAATGCGTGAAAGTATCATTTTGATTCAACCCTGGTACCCTACATCCTTTTGCTGAAATGTTAAATGGATCTATAATTGATTTGATGTATTAAGTTTGCCCATCATCCATTATCTACTTTATACCATCATCCAATTTTCTTTCCAACTCTGAGATCGCAGATTTGATTTGTTAAGGTTCAAAACGCTATCTGTATTGCATTTATTTCTAAATACGTTCAGCATGTTCTAGTTTTAAATCTTAATTCTTCAATTCTTCTTTTAACATATCAATTTGTTACTCATATCCCCTAATTTTATGATTATCTTGATATGACATTAACTAATGCAATGGTTCATCCCTATTAGGATAAGCCATTCTCCCCTAAACTAATGGACCTTTCACTTTTCTTCCATCAATCAAATAATCATCCTCTCCCTACATAGCTTGGTTTGAAATCACTATATCTTTGGTAAAAATTTTGGTTCGACCCGAAAGGAATTGACTGTACACAGTATTATTTAAAGTAGCATGATAAGCTGAAGCATCTTATAAGAACTCTTTGTATTTTGACACCGTGTATTATTTTTAGACACTACTTACCTTGACATATTTGTTTGTGCCTATTTCCCAATTAAAGCCTAGCTTACCATTGTGTTTGGTAATAACTTTAATAAGCTGTTTGATTTGCACTCCTTATCTTATCTTAGCTGTTGAATATTAATTGGACATTACGTGTATTATAATTCCTTTCTTTGCACATTCAATGAATGCATCTGTTCTTTATAATACGGTAATTGCTGAGAAATTGGGCAAAACCCAAACTGGGACTATTAAGTCTGATATTGTTTCTACAATTAATATGTCTTTGATTGCCATGCCACTTACTTACTTTGCTGTTCTCGCGGCTTCCATTATTTAAGACAATTCTCCTTTTAACTTGACTACTAACTCTTAGTTATCTTGCATTTTTACTTATTATTACTTTTATTTTTAATCTACCCACCATCCCACTCCGCATTGTTGTTTTTGTTAGATTAATTTGCTTGTTATTGTAAAATAGCGTGCTCCTATTTATTTAGTCCCATTATGCCAAGTATGTCAACAGGTCTGGATAATCTTCTATCAGCAAAAACAAAATTTGGATTTTTCTTTGCCAATTCTAAATGTTGAAATAATTTACATTTTGAAGCATCTAATATCGGATATTATTATAATTTACCTCCAACTTCTTGACGCCCTTTAATTATCATACCTATTATTTCATCCATTTGCTCTCCAAATAATTAATCCAAAATTTTGTGTGATGCATTAGTAACTGTGAGTGACAAACCATGCTTTACATCTTTCTTATTTAATACACTTTATCCGAAAATAACTCCATGTGATGCAAAATATTCTATGATCTTAGGCCACCAATTTAATTAATAAGCCAATGATATAGCTTTTTAAGTATAATGTAATTTCGCTTTTGCATCAGTTTTGAATTTCATATCAGTCCATCCACATTTCAACAAAGATTAGTCTAATTTCTTGTAACCGTAATATTTCCCATCATGTTCAGTGAATTAAACCTTACAAAAGCTTGGTTAATTATACCTAAAACCTAAAAAGTCTCGTGTCGTATCGAACCCTATACTTGATAATCTATTTAATACAACTGATTCAAACCAACTAATTTACTACTAAGTCGTCAACTTTCCTGTTTTGGTTTAATCAAAAGTAAATCCTATTATTGAATCATCACCTTCAACCCTTAATGAATATTTAATTGGTAAACCTATCATTGCCCATTCCAACATATATTTTGATAACAATGTGTTTGTTAGTGAAGTAGTCATTTCTCCTGAATTTCTACAACATTATTGCAAAGTATTACAACTTCCCCCGCAAACTAAATTTGCATTTTAAGTGATAGAACACCATGCATTAGCCCAATCTTGCCCAACGATCGTTTCAAATAAATGTTTCTCTACATCAAAGATTAAACCTCTTTAAGCCGCATCAAATGATGATACATCTAGACAAGCAATTAATTCATGCATTAATACATCATCACAAATATTCTTAATAATATCCTCCGGAGCCAAATTTTTAATCATGTGTTTGTCATTATAAACTTAAGGATACACTTTTGAATATATTACAGC